ACCTAGATGAACTCTCACGGATGAGATCGATGATTGAATCCTGGGGCAAGTCGATTGGCTGCACCAGAGTGACTTTGGCAGGCCGCAAGGGCTGGGCAAAGACATTTTTAAAAGACGAAGGTTACAGGCCACAGTGGTCTGTGATGGCAAAGGAGTTGTAAATGGCAACAATTGACGAGTTAGGTCTTACCCCGTACCAGCGGATCATGGCGCAAATGACGCCGACCATGAACCCGTACACAGGCGCAGGTGTTGCCATAGGTGGCTACGACCCAGCACTCTACAGCCGGAGAAGTGGGTCGGGTCTGATCAATGCTGGCAGTGGTGGTGGCGGCGGCGGGGTTGGTGGCGGCGCTGGTGGTTTTGAATCAGTTCCAAGTGCTTGGAGCAATATGACCCCTGCCGAACAGGCTGCCTACTACGCTGCAAACCCCAATATGGCGGCGGTTACTCGGGCAGGTCAAGGGTTATTTGGCTTGACATCTTTGGGTATGGCCCAAAACTATTTCGTTCCTGAATTTGTTGCGAATATGAGTGCAAGGGCAATGGGATATGACCCAGCCAATCTTTCTTATGGCGGCGCATCAAGGGCTGAACAAGACGCAATGAATGCGGCACTGTCAGCTCAATCCATGCAGTCGATGCAGGATGCGCTTAACGCTGATACAGCGGCAGCCCAAGCACAAAGCATTTCAGATCAAAGCAGTGCTGGCTCTGAGGCTGGTGGCTACGGCACGGGCGACACAAGCGGCGGGTTTGGTGAAGGTCAGTACAACATGGGCGGCCCTGTTGACCGAGTCGGCGGCCCTAACCCACCAGGCCCAGATGACGGCGCTGGCATGTTGCAGCTTGGCGAATATGTCATCAAAAAATCAGCGGTCAAGAAGTACGGCGCAGGGCTGCTGGACATGATCAACGATGGCAAGATACCTGCCAAAAAAATGAAATCTTTACTCGGCTAAGGGGAAAAAAATGTCTAAAGGTGGAAACCAAGTATCAACGACTTCAATTGATCCTGACATCAAGAGTGCGTTTCTGACAAACTTTGCTCAGGCTCAAGGTGTTGCAGGGGCATTGCCCGTTCAACAGTTTGCTGGCTACAACCCCCTGTACCAAGCTGGTGAGCAGCAGATCGTCAACCAGTCACTGACCCCATTCAGCGGGGCAGACATCAATGCCTTTATGAATCCTTACCAAGAGGATGTCATCAATCGAAGCCTTGGTGATATTGAGTCGAGCCGCCAGATGGCAGACCTTAGAGATCGTCAGGCCGCCACACAAGCCAGAGCCTTTGGTGGCTCACGCCAAGGTGTGCAGTCTTCACTGACCAATGCCGCTGCACTCAAGCAGGCCGCCGACCTGTCAGCGAACATGCGCAATCAGGGCTATGGCCAAGCGGCACAGTTGGCTCAATACGCTCGGGGTCAAAACCTCCAAGGCGGCCAGAATGTAATGGCACTTGGCGGTGCGCGTCAGGCTTTTGAGCAGCAGCAGTTGGATGCCATCCGCAACATCGGTTTGCAAAAACTCGGAATTGTGCAGTCCAGCTTGGGTGCAAACCCTGCCAACTTGGGCGGCAGCACGCAAACCCCGTATACCCAAAACCTTGGTGCTGGTGCTTTGGGCGGTGCTTTGGGCGGTGCGACTTTGGCTGGGATGCTGCCGGCAGGAACGCTTAGTGCAGGCGCTGGTGCAGGACTTGGCGCATTGCTTGGTTTGATCTGACATGCCAAACATGCCAACGCCAGAGCCGCAACGCTACGCTGATGCGCAGCTTGGGGCGCTGCTTGACCCGTCAAGTGGCCGCGACACCATCCTGATCACGCCTGGATCACCGATGCCCACACGCATCCCTGAAGGCTTGACAGTGGCACGCACCAGCCGAGGCATTGTGATCACCAGCGACCCGTCAAAGGTTTCGGTCATTGACCGAGGCTCTGAGCGTGATGTCGGCATGGCGCTGTTTGGTTACGGCTACGATCAGAGCCAAGGGTTTAAGGATGTGGCGGTGGCGATGGATCGCAATGGCACTCCGGTGGCCGAGTTGGCCATCAAGCCTGGCGAGGAGATGCAGGCAATGCGTGCGGCGTCAAAGCTCATGCCCTCGCAAGGTTTGCTGGACATGATCTCGCGTGAAAATGTAGTGAACAAACGAGTGAACACTTTACTGGGTTAAGGGGATAAAAATGGCAACACCATTTGACTTTGCAAATTTTGGCAACATGTTTGGCGGCGGCATGGGCGGCACGCCCACTGGTCTTGATGCGCTGTTCAACGAAGACCAGCGCAAGCTCATGGGCCGCAACGCAGCCCTGTCAGCGGCGGCTGCACTGCTGCAAGCCAGTGGCCGCAGCGCTACCCCCATCGGCCTTGGCCAAGCGCTTGGCTCGGCACTGCAAGCTGGCCAGCAGGGCTACCAGCAGGCGCGTGCTGGCTCGGTGCAGGATCTGATGGTCGGCGAGAAGCTGAAAGAGGCTCAACGCAATGCGGCGGCTGAAGCTAGTTGGTTAAAGTTGATTCAAGGGCAAGGAGGTGCTCCGGCTGCGCCAGCAATGCCGCCAACGATGCCACCAACGATGCCGCCCGAGCCATTGATGGGTGTGGCAGTGCCGCCTGTTGAAAGATTTTTGTCGGAGACGATGCCGGTGGCAATGCCAATGCCGGCGGCTGCTCCTCCTGCTGCTGCTGCGCCTAGTATTTTTTCTGGATTAAGCCCAGAGCAGCGTGCGCTGATTGGTAGCCTTGGCCGAGAAAAGGGTACGCAATATTTGCTGGATACCATGAAGCCAGAGCCTACGCCTGAAAACATCCGCACGCTCAGAGCCTTGGGGTTACCCACGACTTTGGCAGGTTTGCGCCAGCTTGACAAGCCAGAGGCATCACCAGCAGAGGTGAGAATTTTAGAGGCTGCGGGTGTTCCTGTCACCCTTGACAACATTATGAGATTGAAGCGGTCTGGTGCAGCCTCGCAAACAGTAGACATTAAGATGCCTGGTAATCAGCAATTCTTGGCTGGTGTCGGCACAGATATTTCCAAGACTTTAAGCGACTTGACTGCTGGAGCAAACGCTGCCAATCAAACCTTGTCTAATGTAGACCGCATCCTGCCTGCACTTGACAAAGCTGTTCTTGGCCCTGGCGCTGATTACCGCACCACCTTGTTGCGTGTGGGGCAAAAATTGGGGATTGCTGGAGCAAATGCCAACGAAGTTCTGGCTCAGACTGCAATAGTGGTGCAGGGATTGGCACAAGCTGAACTTGATGCGGCAGCGCAGACCAAGGGACAAGGAAGTTTAACTGGGCCTGAACGCGAGATGTTGAGGCGTGCTGCTGCTGGTGATCAATCGCTGACAGCCGTAGAAATTCAGACAGCTTTAAATGCCGCACAAAAAGGTGCAAATTACCGCATAAAAATGCAGCAAGATTATGTGAAGCGTGCAAGCAAATTGCCAGGGTTTGAACAGTTTGCGCCAATGTATGAAGTAACCCCATTCACAAGACAACAGCCTGGTGTTCCTCGGCTTGTCAAAGATCCAGTAACTGGTGTTTTGCGTTATGTAACGGAGTAAAAAATGGCTGACAAAATTGTTGAAATACCAAATATCGGGCCAGTTGCTTTTCCAGAAGGCATGTCCGATGCCGACATCATCAAGGCCATTCAGACATTGCAAGTGCCGGCGGCTGCACCGGTTGCAGCATCGGCTGGGAAAGTACCTGAGTCTTTCCAATCAAAGATTTTGAACTCTCCAGTTGGCGGCGTCATTCGTGGATTGCGCGACATCCCTGACGCTGGCGCTCAATTGCTGACCCGTGGCCTTGAGGCAGTTTCTCCAGCCGGATCAAGCATGGAGCAGTTTTTCAAATCTGAACGCCAGCGAGTTGAAGACATCAATCGTCAGGCCGAATTGGACTATCAAAGAAACTTTCGCCAAGGCCAGATGCGTCAAGGTGAAATCGATGTGGGCCGTGTGGGCGGCAACATCCTTGGCACACTGATCCCGACAACAAGGGCAATCGGTCTGCTTGGTGCTGCGTCAGCGCCAGTGCGTGCTGGTGCTATCAGCGGCGCAGTCAGCGGAGCTTTGCAGCCAGTGGCGACAACGCCAAACATGACCAACCCAGAATTCTTTGCCCAGAAAGTTGAGCAGACCGGCGCTGGCACAGCATTTGGTGGACTTGCTGGATACGGCGCAGACAAGTTGTCAAAGGCACTTTTTGGAACTAGACCACCACCAGTGGCTGGTCAGCCAAGCACTGCTGGCGCTCAAGTCAATGTCACCACAACACCAACAGCCACTGGAGTCGGCGGCGGCTCAACACTTGGCGCTGTCGGGCCGGATACATCAGCCGGACTGACTGCTGCCCAGCAGGCGATTCTTGTCCGAGGCAAAGACATGGGATTCCGCACGACCCCAGGTCAAGAAACCGGCTCTCGGTCTTTGCAGCAAATGGAAGCAAGGATGGAATCCAACCCGTTTACCTCTGGGCCATTCAATACGCTCAAGGCTGAGAATCAAAAGATACTAAATCGATCTACAGCACAAGCTATTGGCGTCAATGCAGATGAGTTAAGCAATCCACAGTTAGCTCAGGCACAGCGTCAAATTAGCAGCGTTTATCAGCAAGTTGCAAGTCCTGAAGTCAAGAGGCTGGATGGCAACACCATCCAAACCGGCATTGAGATTCTTGACAAGGCTTTTGAAGGTCTTACCAATCAGCCACTCAAAAGCAATATTTTGGTTAAGCAATTTCAAGAATTGGCCGCTAAGGGTCAGGCCAGTGGTAATGAATTGCAAAACCTATCCTCAAAAATTGGTAAGCGTGCCAAAAACGAGATGACCACAGCAATGGGTGATCGTGAGCTTGGCCGTGCTTTGTTTCAGGTAAAAGAAATTATTGACGATGCACTGGCACAAGGTTTGTCGGCAGAGCAGCAGGCTGCATTCCAAACAGCCCGTGCCAACTATCGCAACTTGATGACCATCCGGTCAAATCAAGGCGTGGTCAATCCATCGACTGGCAATGTGTCGGGCTTGAACTTGGCCAGCGCATTGACTCGCAAAGACCCACAAGGCTTTGTGTTTGGCTCTAATCAAACGCCGATGTATGAGGCCGCAAGGTTTGCCCAAGCATTCAAGCCAATTGTTGGCGACTCAGGCACTGCAACCAGGTCGATGGAAGTCAGCCCATTGAGCATGATGCTGGCCGCGCCAACAAACATTGCAGCGCGTGCCTACACATCCCAGCCGGCTGCTAACTTGGCAAGAGGATTGCAGACTGGCATTGCACCCGGCACTGATTTAGCTACGCAAGAGTTTTTGAGGAGAATGCTGCCTGTAACTGGTGCATCTGGTTTTACCAGCCTTTTGAATCAATAACGCGCACCATAAGGAACATCATGGCCCTGCTTGATGACGAAGAGTTGTTGCCATTCTTTGGCAACCCCAACATCCAGCGCCAAGGTGCAAGGGCCAGAGCCTTGGCCGCGCAGCGTGATGTCAATACACTGCCCGACCCGCGCACCTATGCTGCCGTCTCTGGCCTGCTTGGCACTGCCCCTGACCAGATGGGGTTTAGTGTGATGAATCCTCAATATGAGTCGATCATGCAGACCGCCCGTCCGGCCTTTGCAACCGGCACGGCCTTGGGTGTTGCTCCATTGGCAAAGGTATTTCAAGCCCCAGCAATGGCACTTGGCCGTGCTGGTGAGCGCGTGGCCGAAAGGGTTGTACCTCAGATCATGCAGCGTGGCGGCTTGCCTGCTGAGTTGTTGCAAGGCATGGCGCAGGGCAGCCGGTCAAATGTCTTGCCACCTAAGCGCTTCCAGGGGCCGCGCCTAGAAGGCATGCCGGAAGCAGTTGATGTCGGTGGCCGCATGGAGCAGTTTGGCACTGATCAGCGCATCGTTGACATTGCCAAGCAGTACATGGCTGACAAGGGCATCACTTACAGTCCGCAAAAACCTTATGCAGAAGTTGATGTCAAGCGAGCAGAAAAAATTGCCAAAGAATATGCGGCAATGAGGCATGACCCCAATGATCCAAAAACAAAAAAAGCATACAAGGCTTTAGCCAAAGAAACTCAGGATCAGTACGAGCAGCTTTTAAAGGCGGGTTACAAGTTTGATTTCATTCGTGGTGCTGATCCATACGGCAACCCACGGAATGCAATTAACGATCTTGTAATGAACAAAAGAATGTCAGTGTTCCCCACCGAATCTGGCTTTGGATCATCAGCAGCCGACATAAGCGGAAATCCACTTTTGGCCAGATCGGACTTGAGAATTGCCAACGATCCGAATACGACATACAACGATCTTTTCCGCGCCGTCCATGATGTTTTTGGGCATGCCAAGTACGGCGTAGGATTTCGAGCTAGAGGCGAAGAAAACGCATTCCAGTCTCATGCTCGCATGTATTCACCAGAGGCATTGCCAGCAGCAGCGTCAGAGACGCGGGGCCAAAATAGCTGGGTTAACTACGGCCCATTTGGTGAGCGAAATCGAATTGCATCACCAGCAGACACAATTTATGCCGACCAGAAAACAGGGCTGATGCCAGCTTACACCTACCAAGAGGGTCTGCTAACAGACTGGGCCTGGCCGCAGGGGATTTACAAACCCTAAGCTGCGGTCAATGACATAAATTTCTGGGGTGCAATCTCTGCCAATAAAGACGATTGCATTCTGATTAAATTTTCGACCAAGTTGCTTGGCCTGGTTAAGGCTGACACCAAGCAGCAGCAAGCCATTTTCGTTTTTCCATTTACCACGAGGGCATCGGCCCAGCATTGGTAGAAACTGAACGCACATTGATTCAACCTCCCGAATCAGCTTCTCATGAAAACTCAGGTTTTCTTCATCAGAGCAAACTTTGCTGGCCGGATTAAATGCGGTGATGCAAGACGCTGACTGATGGTTTTTCTCAAAAAACAATCCCTCAATCTCAACACTCCTGATTCTTGGCTGCAATGTAAATTTGCCATCTACCTCAAACCTTGTATTCAAGTACGAGTCAATCAGTTGACTTGCAGCATCCATTACCTACTTACCCCAAAAAATGCCGCTGTCAGTGGGTCGATCTTGATCTTTCGATTCCTCTGACGGCGGCGTGCATTCAGAAAATCCTTATCGTCAGCGCTCATCTTGTGGCGCTTTTTACGCATGCGCTCGGCGGCTGTGAACGACAGCGGCCTTGGTGCATCTGGCTCACTGCCCATCGTCAGCAAGGCCGTGGTCATGTTGCCGGACTTCTCATACCCATGCACCCGCACCACGCCAGCCTTGCGTAATGCTCTGACATTGTCATAAGCGGTGGCCAAGGCGCAGGGCAGACGCACAGCGATCTCGGCCACACTCAACGGGCCAATGCTCAAGAGCCGGATGATGGCGGCTCTATAGACCGGTTTTAATCCGCGCATCTTGCATCCGGCGGGTGTACTCTTTGCGCAGCATGGCACGCACCACAAATGCCCGAGTGTGGGCATCCTTGGGGATTGCATGGCCATACACCTCTGGACTCAAAAGATCGTCCATCAGTTCAATGGCGGCCACCAGCGCTGGCTCAAGGACTGGCTCACTCATAGCTTGTCTGCATCTTTCCTGAAGACCTGCACATTGCCAATCAGGGACGGCAGCTTGAATGCATCCATTGCACCTGGTCGGCCTGTGAAGGGTTTCAGTTCAAGGGGGACATAGACCCCGAGTGTTTTATTCAGCGATGGTGGTGGTGTTTCGTTCATGATGACCACCATGCCACCAGTGCCGCAGCCAAGCCGCCGCCGATAAAAAAGCACAATAAAAGATCCAGTGCCCCCTCTGCGCGTTTGCTTAATTTATTCATGTTGCTATTCATGTTGTCCTCTTGAGTTAGTAGTGTTACGAAGTTTACATCAAATAAACTAATTCGCATAGTAGTCAATAAATTGATCTGTTGTTGCTAAAATACACCCATGCAATCAGTACAAGATATTCGGGATAAGGCCAGAGAGCATGGCATCAGGATGAATGCCGTATGCCGCGAGGCTGGCATCCAGCAGCCACAGGTGAGCCGCTGGATGTCAGGGTCTGTCAAGCCCCTGTGGGAGTCGGTGCATGCACTGGCTGCTGCGCTTGATCGGCTTTTATCAGCCAGTGAAGATTCTGCGCCAGCCAAAACAAAGCAGACTGTTTAAAGGTGGGGGCTACTCGCTGCGTCTGTGCTTTACAGAAATTGCGACAGCATCCGCTTTCGCCCCCCGATTTTTACCAGTCTGAGGACTCGGCGGCAGCGGCGGCTGGTGCAGCCGACTTGCCGATGCCGAAGTCATCAGCGGCAGACGGCTTAGAGCCACCCAGAGGCTGGCCCTTCTTAAGCAACAAGATGTTGTTCAGGCCAAAGGACACGCCATTGTTGCCAGCCTGAGAGTAGGCATAGGCATTGAGCGACACCCGCACATAATCGCCACTGACAATATCGTCAGCGCCGATCAGGTCATTGCCGTGGGCGTCAATAGCACCAGGCTTGGCGGTGCTTTTGACATTGCAAAAGAAGTGGCCAGCGTACTCTTTGCCAAGTGGCGATCCGTCTGTCTTGGTTTCAGTGTCGCCATCACGCAAGGGGTTGCGGATGTTTTTCGGCACTTTGTCACCGAACTTGGCGACCAGCGCCTCTTTGGCTGCTGCCTTCAAAGCGGCCAGCGTTTCTTTGTCGGTCTTGGGAATGAGGATCTGAGTGGAGAACTCATCCTTGCCATTCATTTCGTTTTTGCGGCTCTGCAAGCCTGAGAAGTAGGAGGTGCGCACCTCGCCGGTTGTGACTCTTGTAGACATTTGATCGTTTCCTTTTGGTTGATCGTTTTCAGGTTTTCAGCTTGACCAAGGCGGCCAAGCAATTGCACTTTAGCACAAATAAATGTTGCAAGTGTTTTTTCTTTGAGCCACAATCAAGATTCCATAAACCGCTGAAAACGAGGAAAACGATGAAACTGTTCCCCCATCAAGAAGAGGCCAGAGACTTTCTGCTGGCCAACCGGCGCTGCATCCTTGCCGACCAGCCGCGAGTGGGCAAGACCCTGCCGGCGGCAGCGGCGGCTCTGCAACACCTGCCGGCCATCATCGTCTGCCCAGCCATTGCCAAGACAGTCTGGGAGGCGGCATTCAACAAGCTCGACCCCTCAGTGCCAGTGCGCGTCATCACCGGCAAGAAGCAGGCGGCAGAGATTATTTGCTCTGGCGTGACCATCGTGAACTACGACATTTTATCCAGTGTTACGGCTTTTACAGGAATTAAAACTGTGGTGTTTGATGAGTGCCACAGGCTCAAAAACAACAAGGCCATCCGCACCAAGGCCGCCATGCTGATGATGAAAAAGATCGACAGGGTTTATGCCCTCAGCGGGACTATCGTGCCAAACAGGCCGGCAGAGCTTTGGCCAATCTTGCATGGCTTGGGCATTTATCGAGGCGGCTGGTTTGATTTTGTTTATCGTTATGCCAAGGCATGGAATCCCCCTTGGGGCGGTCTGGATGTCTCTGGGGCCAGCAACATCCCTGAACTCAAGGCGCTGGTCAGGCCGCACCTTTTAAGGCGCAGGAAAGAAGACATCTTCATGGACTACAAAGAGCCGCAAATCAGCCTCATCACCTTTGACCTGCCCATTGACAAGCGTGAGCAAAATTTTGATGCTGACTCTTTGATGGCAAACCCCAATGCTTTGCTGGCATTCGAGGGCTTGTCAGAGATCATGCGCGAAGCTGGAATCCGCAAAGCCCCATTGGCCGTGGAATTTATCAATGACCTTCTTCAGTCTGGTGAGCCTGTGGTGGTCTTTGCTCACCATAAGGATGTTGTCTCAATCCTTTTTGATGGCCTCAAAGAGTTCAAGCCGGTCATGGTTGTAGGTGACACGCCCAAAGACCAGCGAACAAAAAACATTGATGACTTTCAGTCGGGCAAGACAAAGTGCTTTATTGGCAACATCAGTTCTTGCGGTGAGGGCATCGATCTATCGGCATCAGACACGATTGTTTTTGTTGAGCCAACCTGGCAGACCAGCGCCTTAGAGCAAGCATCCAGCAGGGTTGAGAACATCAACAAAAACGGCGTGAAGCCGCTGATTTATTTGCTGACAGTCAGGGCATCACTCGATCACACAATTCTGGATCGTGTGATCAAAAAGCAGAACATCGTGAATCAGATCATCTAAGGGTTTGTCCCTACAAAATAGTTGAAAAAAGTCTTGTCGTTACCGGAAACAGCGCTACAATAGAGTCATCAACAACAGGAGATCAGCAAAATGAACACACAACAAGTTATCGACAAAGTCATCGTTCACATGGGCGATACATGGCGCGTTGTCGCTGTTGGCGTAGAGCGTGATGGCAACACCTTTTGCCACATGGCCAGCACCCATCTTGGCCGTCAACAAAAAAACGGCTGGATGGCCGCCCAGATTGGCGACTGGGTTGACACGGAAGTGTTGAAGGCCGTTATCTAAACCAAACGGGGCTACGGCCCCAGTATTTTTACCAACCTCAAGGAGATCAAAAATGAACATGTTTTCTCAAATGACCGCCGGCAACATCAGCCCACAAAAGCCAGTCACCATCACAACCTCGAAAGCCCTCAAGGACAGTATTTTTTGGCAGCAACAAGTGATTGCCCAAAGCAAAGACGCAGCGCAAATTGCACGCTGCAAACTTGCCGTTGAGCGCTTGCAGGCCCAGCTTGCCGAGGCAGCATGACCGCCACACAACGAGTGGCCGCACTGCGCCAGCGCCGAAAGGATGCTGGCTTGGTGCGGGTCGAGTACTACCTCACTAAGCCGCAGGCCGAAAAGGTCAAGGCACTCATCACCAAGCTAACCAAGGAGCAACATGCAGCACACTGACCGCAAGCACGCCCGACTCTCGGCATCCCGTATGGACAGGGTGATGAGCTGCCCAGGCTCTTACCGGCTTGAAGAGAAGATGCCCTACGAGCCAGCCGGCGAGGCGGCTGCCATCGGCACGGCTATCCATGAGTTATCCGAAAAAATTCTGCGCGGCGAGGCGGTCAATCCCAAAGAATATCCCGATGACCACATCGACATGGCCAACGAGTACGCCACCTTCATCAACACGCTGGTTGAAAACCCCCGTAAGCGCATGATCGAGGTGAATGTGGATGCCGGCCTCAAGACTCTGCACCAATCCCTCGGCGGCACTGCTGACGCCGTGCTGGTCGATGGTGACCACCTTCATGTCGTAGATCTCAAGACGGGCCGAGTGCTGGTCGAGGCCGAGGACAACAAGCAGATGCTGACCTACGCTCTGGGCGTCATGCGCATGTTGAATGCGCCTGCATCCATCCAATGCACCATGCACATATTCCAGCCCCGTGCCGGCCACAGCAAGTGGACAGTCTCAGGCACTGACCTGATCTCGCACGGCCACGACCTGCTGGCCGCTGCCAACCTCGCGCTGACCGATGACGCACCGACCAACCCGTCCACCAGTGCTTGCCGGTATTGCAAGGCCAAGCCCATCTGCCCATCCATGCGTGCCAAGGTGCAGGACAACGCCCGTAAAGAGTTTGCAGACCTTGTGAAAAAGGCTGACAAGGATGACACCATTGCAGTGCCGCATGTCACCTCAGAAGACATTGAATTGGCCCAGCTTGCAGCCATGTGGTCTGAGGCAGTGCTGGAGTCGGCCAAGCGGCAGATCACCGAGGGGTCAACCATCCAAGGCTGGACACTGCGACCAGGTCGCAAGACCAAGTTTTGGAAGAGTGACGCCTTGGCCTTTGAGGCTTTGAAATCCTACCCGCAGGCATTCGATCTGAAGTCTCCATCGGCCATTGCCAAGCTGGACATCACCATCAGCGAAGACCTGATCGGTGAGAAGCACGCTGCTGCCAGCTTGGTCAAAGAAAAGGCCAAGGACTAGAATCAATCTCCCAAAGAAAAACCCCTGACGGCGCGAACCATCAGGGGTAACTAGTTTCAGCTAGAAGGAGAACAACTTGTCGTCAACCGCGAGATCAACAACATGAGCATTTTACCCAAAATCGACACCGAGTTTTCAAACTCTCAGGCCATTGCTGTCAAGCTGATCGAGCAGCACCCATCAGCAGTGTTCTGCACCTTTGCCATCACTGCCGATGGCAAGAAGATCCCCTACAAGAAATCTGGCCAAGGTGTAGCGCGTGACACTCCACCCGAACAGCTTTACAGTGCATCAGAGGTGCTATCTATGGATGCCGCGCCAGCCGGCAGCTATCTGGGCATCGTGATGCAGACCCCATCCATGAGCCAAGGCGCGTACCTTGTCTGCCTTGATGTGGACATGAAGCACTCAACAGGTGCGACCAATATCGCCATCAAGCGCATGGCCGAGTGGGTCAAGCAGCAGGATCAACTCACGGAGGTAAGCGTCTCCGGACGGGGGCGGCATGTCTTCCTGTTCGTGGCTGATGAAGACTTGGACAAGATCAAGCCCAAGTACAAGCTGGGCGGCGGCCAAGAGATCGAGGTGTTTGGGCTGCCAACCTCACCAGGCAAGTCAGTCCTACTGTCCGGCTCAAAGCTGGTCGGTAAGTTGTCAAATGAAACCCATGACAATCTGCTGTCGCTCTTGACGATGTGGGGCGTGATTGAGCAGGACAACTCCAACCAGCCGGCTGAAGTGCCACGGCCAAAACCAGACAGCTTTGTATATACACCGGTCACATCCTCTACCGATGACTACAGCAAGGCCGCAGCCGCACTGTATTTCATCAACCCTGACAGCGATTACACGACATGGATCGAGATCGGCCAAGCGCTGCATACGGCCTTTGGCGCTCAAGGCCACCAACTCTGGGCGAACTGGAGCAGCCAAGGCAGCAAGTACAAGTCAGAGCAGGACATCGACACGCATTGGAAGAGCTTTCACCAAGGCAAGGGTGTCTCCATTGGCACGCTGTTCCATCATGCAAAGCAAGGCGGTTACTCAACACCGAGCCGCGCCGAAGAGCGCAAGTCGGCGGTCGAGGATTTCTCCAACTTCATCCAAGCGCAGCAGGGCAAACAGTCACCAGCCCCAAGCGAACAGTCACCAGTCGATCCTGAACAGTCACCAGCCCCGTACTGGAAAGAACTATCCCTCGACCTGACTAAGCTCTACCCTGTTGAATATTTAATAGACGGGTTTCTAGCTCATTCTTTCAGCGTCACCGCCGGCCAGCCTGGTGTGGGCAAGACCACGGCAATGGTTAGCGTCTGCCTGATTGCCGCTGGATTCACCTTATCAGACTCCCCACTCAAAACAGAATCAAGAAGAAAGATTCTTTATGTCACCGAGGATGCCAGTCAAGTCAGGCAATCTCTTTATGCTTATGTGAAATACTGGAATCTCGACCCCACTGAAGTCTCCCAGTGGTTTATCGTTATTGAATCAAAACGATCTAAAGTGCCGGAGATATTACTCCTAGCAGAGAATGTCATACGCCATACAACTACTGAACGGCCATTCCTCATAATAGATACTTCTAATGCCACATTAGAAATAGATAATGAGAATGATAACTCTGAGGTCGGCAGTTACATGGCTGCCATCAAGCAGACTATTTACACTCAACTAAATACCCCGATCAAGATCATCACCCACACCGCCAAGACCGCGCAAACAAGTGATGACAGCGCTCTGGCCCGCGGCGCCAGTGCCTTCACTGGTGATGCAACCCTGACCGCCATCCTGTTCATGGACGATGACAAGAACAGGTTCATGCGGCTCATCAAGACCCGATACGAGCCGATCCACCGCGAGATCAGCTTTCAGACCCACATCCACAATGAGGTGGTCATCACCAAACACGGCAACATGCAGGATGTCCAGTGCATCACAGTCATCCCTTACCCGACATCCGAAGCATCACGCAAGCAGGAGGCCGCAGCCCGAATTGAGGATAGCAAGTCATTACGCATCATGGACAAGTGCGACACGGCGGCAGCTTTCGTGCAATCCATCATCAATGAGCACCCAGAAGGGGTGGTGATTCGCCGTGGCTCAAACGCCCCGAAGGACTGCCGCAGCCATCCAGATGCCTACAAATTGGATTGGGCAGACATCTATGCGGCAGTCCCAGGCTCATCAAAAGGCGATGTAAAACGGGCCATTGGGATCTCCATCTTCAGAAGATTTGCACCCAATCCAATCAATAATTCGTGGAACATTTTGTCCCAAGGTGGCCGCCATGAGGGCTGAAATAAGTGCTCCAAGGCAAGTCGAGGAGTCGGAGATACCTCGAAGATACCTCGGAGATCCGTATCCCCGACAAAGTGATGCGCTTGGGGATAACCTTGGGGATTTTTCCCCAAGTTATCCACAGCCTAATCACCGATTTTTGAGGAGCTTGACAAGTCGAGGATACCGAGGATTTTTCCCATGGGGGGTATCTTCGACTTGGTATCCTCGACTAAGGAGCTTGACAGTGAAAAGTTATCCACAGGCTGATGGCTGGTCAGATGATGACCGCGTTTTGTGCGAAAAGTGCGGAAATCGGGAGTCGAGGATACAGCGCTGGAATTTCACGGCAGAGAACTTTGAGAAGATGCGAAGGCTCAACGAAAAGCCAGCGCAGTGGATGTTTGAATCGGTGCTGGTCAAGAACGGCTGGGCCAAGGTTTCGTTCAGTCAGGACTTTTGTACAAAGACCGACCTACACTGCATTCCAGATGTGCCGCACCGCTGCCACCTGTTTATGGATCGGGATGCCGCAAAGCCTGCCGAGTCCGTAGAATCTGCGGAATGGTGGCAATTGACCTAAAACGCAAAAGACAAAGCATTGAACACAAGGAACAGGTCAAGCTGGTGCAGCGCGTTAGGGCTTTCTATCCCGATGTCATCATTGCCGCCATACCTAACGGGGGCGACAGAACGGCCTCAGAGCGCGTCAGGCTGCATGGTGAGGGTGTGCTGGCTGGGATGCCTGATCTGTGCGTCCTGCGGCGATCCAAGGGTTTTGGCGGGTTGTTTGTGGAGATGAAGACAAGGGTCGGGTTTGTCAGCAAGGAGCAGAATTGCATTGCAAAGCAATTGAACGATGAAGGCTATCTGTGCGTCATTGCCAGATCAGCCGATGAGGGTTTCAAAATCATTGAGGAATATTTACATGAGCCGTGACACATTGGCCGAGATGGCCGACCAAGGCGCCGCCAACATTGCGGCAGCCCAAAGCAAAAAAGCTGAACTCAGCGGGGCAAACAAAGCGATCCACAAATTTGGTGGTGAGGATGCAACATTTGAATTCATTGCAAATGGCGGCACGACATCCGCACTGTGCAAGGCATTAGGTGTGGCGGTTACGACATTTGACAGGTGGCTTGACAGGGGCGGCGAGACGCGCCGCTCGGCCTACGCGCAGGCGCGTGCGCGTAGTGGGCAAAGTTTAGCAGAGCAAACGATCGAAATTGCAGACGCCGCAACCATTCAGGAAGTGCAACTGGCCAAGCTGCGCTGCGACCGGCGTGCGTGGCTGGCCGGCAAGCTCAACGATGACTACAGTGACAAGCCTGCGCCTCTGGTGAACATCGACCTTGGCAGCTTGGCACTGGACGCATTGAGGCATCGATCTGTCACGCCCGTAAACGGGGTTGTCAATGATGCGATTAATGAGGGTTAACCCTCAAATTCTGAGGGTCTGAGGCCAGCTGCTGGCCGCCGCCGCGCCGCGCCCCCCCGTCCCGCGCCTCGGCGGGGGCGGCTGATGCGGCACTAATCACCTACCAACCATCAATCCCTAAAAAAAATTTTTTTTAAAAACCACTTGACAACCTGCCAACCTGATACATAATTGCACTGTCAGTCAATAAATTAACAGGGAGAGCAACAAATGACAGTCTACGGGTATGTGAGGGTCAGCACTACAGAGCAGGTTGACAACACCAGCATGCAGGAGCAGAAGCGCCAGATCGAGGGTAACGCGATGAGCCACAACTTGGTCATTGACAAGTTCATCGAGGATGGCGGCGTCTCTGGCGCTGACCCCTTCTTTGCACGACTCAGTGCCAACGGAGTCACGCTCCAGCAAGGCGACACTGTGATCGTGGCCAAGCTGGATCGGTTCAGCCGTGATTTGCTGGATGCCTTGCAGTCGATCAAGAAGTGCAAGGAGCTTGGTGTCAAGCTGATCATCAACGGCCACGGGGATGTCACTGACAGCAGCAACATCTACGCGCAGTTGATGCTGGAGATCCTTTGCAGCTTTGCCGGCCATGAGCGCAGAGTGCTCAAAGAGCGCCAGAAGCAGGGGCAGGCTGCCAAGCGCAAGGCTGGTGGCCATCTGGGCGGTTCAGCAAAGTTCGGGTATGCCATCCAAGGAAGTGGGCAAGCGGCAGTCCTGGTTGAAAAACCTGAAGAGCAAGCAGCGCTGAAGTACGCCAAGGAGATGCGTGCGACAGGAATTAGTTTTCGGGCGATATCTAGTATTTTAAAAACCAGCCACGGGGTTATTGTTTCTCATGAAGCAATCCGCAGGGCATTACAAGGAGAGACAGCATGAAGTTGATGCATGAACACATTACGGGATTGTGCCGCCAGAGTCTGGAGTGCTGGTACGAGTGGGAGGCCGCAGAGCCTGAAGTTAAAGAGGCCGGCGTAGTAATTGAGCCTGCTATCCCTGAACAGGTAATATTAATTGAGGTCTGGGTAAATGGCGCGGATATATTCGAGTTAATCAGTGATGACATGAAGGAAGTAATTGAGATTGCGATTAAAGAGGATAGATATAAATGACGCCATTAAATCATGGTGGCAAAAGAAAGGGTGCTGGCAGACCTAGAGCCAATATATCTGTTAGCAGGGTATTAAAGTTATTCTCTGAGGGAGTAACTAAGAAAGATATAGCAGAGAAATTTGGAGTTAGTGAGGTGACAATTGGTCGAATTATTAAAAGGGAGAAACGATAATGTGGAAATATCTGTGGACTGAATTGAGGTTGATGCTGAAGACAGTGACGCCGGCGCAGGCCGTGGCGCATGAGTTACTGATTGCGGAGCATGAGTTGCTGGCGGCTCAGAGTGGGGTGGAGTACGCCCAGGCGCTGGTGACCTACAACAAGCAGCGAGTCAAGCGGCTCAAAGCATACTTTGACAACACTGAGGAGGTGGCGACATGACTACAAAAACAGGATATGGGCCAGCGTTTCCGGCGCATGAGAACTGGCGCATTGATTCGGGCATGACCTTGCGCGACTACTTTGCGGCCAAGGCGATGCAGGCTTTGCTTGGAAATCCAGAAATTGACGGGGAGCCAATCGCTTACTCTCAGTTGGCTTACAAGTACGCAGACGCCATGTTGAAAGCGAGGAAAGCATGATCAGGCAATGCGACACAGGTGGCATCTGCCCACACACACCTCAATGCGATCACTTTTGCCACTTCACCAATGCTGAGAACGAGCCAGAGACGCGCAAGGTTAAGGCTTATCCAATCGTGCCTGACGACATTGAGCCAGTGCCGCAAGCGTGGCAGATGATCGGCAGTGTTGTTGTTGGCTTTGTGCTAGTGGCGCTGGTGGTGATAGCAGCCCTGTTTTTCTTCACGGGGTTTTACATTTGGAGTCTGCTGATATGAAACAAGAGGAAGTAATCCAGTTGATGCGTAAGGTGATTAAAGAGTCGGAGTACTACACCACATGGACAGTATCAACCCCGCACTTGGTGGAGTTGGTAGAACGCGCAGTCGAAGCCGAGCGTGAGGCGTGTGCGAAGCTGGCTGACGCTGAAGAAAAAACGGCCAATGAAGAGACTTGGTATCAGTGCGCGAAAGAGTTGGCCAAGCAAATCCGAGCAAGGGGACAAGAGATTGACCCGAACAAGTGGGCCTTTGACAATGGGTTAGAGTCCACATGATCAAAAAAAATGTCTTTGCCGAGTGGGTTGAGCGATACCACAATGACCCCGTGCTGTTTGTCAAGGAGGTGCTGGGCGTAGACCCAGACCCGTGGCAAGAGAAGTTCTTGGGGGCTATTGCCCGAGGGGATCGAAAGATCAGCGTTAGGTCTGGCCACGGGGTGGGCAAGAGTACGGCAAGCTCATGGGCGATGCTCTGGTACTTCATGACCCGCAGCCCTGTCAAGGTGGTGGTGACAGCGCCGACCAGCAGCCAGCTTTATGACGCGATGTTTGCGGAGTTGAAAAGGTGGATCAACGCGATGCCTGCGCCATTGCAGGGGCTGCTGACTGTCAAGCAGGAGAGGATTGAGTTCAACGCTGCGCCCACTGAGATGTTTATTTCGGCCAGGACATCACGGGCCGAGCAGCCCGAGGCTTTGCAGGGCATTCACTCTGAGTATGTGATGCTGGTGGCCGATGAGGCATCAGGTGTTCCGGAGCAGGTGTTCGAGGCGGCGGCTGGATCGATGTCCGGCCACAACGCTGTGACTTTATTGCTGGGCAATCCGGTGCGGAGCAGCGGGTTTTTCTACGACACGCACACAAGGCTAGCCGGCGAGTGGACAACCTTTCAGGTGGCATGCACCGACTCGCCACGGGTGAGCGATGAGTATGTCAAAGAGATGGCCATGCGCTACGGCGAGGAAAGCAATGTCTACCGGATCAGGGTGATCGGGGAGTT